TGTTGTCAAAGTCCGTCAGCACTCCAATGTGATTAACAAGTCCGTATACCTTGCTTTAGGCATCAATATGGATGGGCAAAAAGAATTACTGGGTATGTGGATTGCTCAGACAGAAGGTGCCAAATTCTGGCTGTCAGTCATGACAGAGCTAAAAAATCGAGGAGTACAGGACATTCTTGTTGCCTGTGTAGATGGATTAAAAGGCTTCCCTGACGCGATAGCCTCTGTTTACCCTCATACTGATATTCAACTGTGTATCGTGCATGTTGTACGCAATAGCCTGAGATTTGTAAGCTGGAAAGACTACAAAGCTGTTACGTCGGGTCTGAAAGCGATTTATCAGGCAAGTACAGAGGAAAATGCTTTAAAATCCCTAGACATCTTCTGTGATCAATGGAATCACCAGTATCCCAAAATTGGAGAATCCTGGCGGGCCAATTGGGAAAATATCCGAACGATCTTTAGCTATCCAGCCGAAATACGTCATGCAATTTATACAACAAATGCGATTGAGTCGTTGAATAGCGTAATACGCCATTCAACGAAGAAAAGGAAAATCTTTTCATCTGATGACTCAGTAAAGAAGGTCATTTACTTAGCAACATCAAATGCTGCGAAGAAATGGACGATGCCAATTCAAAATTGGCGTTTAGCAATGAATTGGTTTACGATTCAGTTCGATGATCGATTAAAAGATCATTTATAAAAAATGGAACTTACACAAAATAATTTACAGGCTCAACCTTCGCATTGATATCGATCACTGGAGCTGAAGGCTTCACCCAGATAGAACCGATTTGCATTACAGGTGCACAGTCCTTAGCTTGATACGCTTCTTTACCTAAGGCATTTTTCCCTGTTTTACCTACGTGCTGAAAAACGACTACACCAAACTTTGTATTAGTTGCACCAGTTACCGCGCTAACTGTTTTTCCATCAGCAGATTGGACCACCACTTCGCCATCACTAACTACGCCTATACCAGCAACTGGCAAAGATAAAATTTCTTCGGGCATGTGCAGGCGAGCACGCATACCCGGAATAGCTTGAGGGGTTAAAGACATTTGAAGTTCTCCAGTTAATTAGAAACTTTGTTTCCAAGCTTCTTTTTTGTTGTTGGTTTTAGGCTCCCCATCTACTGGTTTACCATCGCCAGTTTTTACTTGCTGTTGCTGGTGAAGTGCATCACCTACAGGGTTAGAAGGTTGAGTACCCTTCACAGCACAGAGGGCACGGAAAGTTGTATCGATCTGCTCAGGCTTTGCATCGCCTACCGACACGTTACCCATCAAAGCTGTTACTAATGCATCACCCGCTTTAGCAGCAATTACATCACGCTTGATTTGCTCGCATGTGCAGCCTTCTGTTTTAACTGTTGGTACCAATGCTTTAGCATCCGCAATCACAGCAGCACGTTCAGCCGCAGCTTGCTCAAGCTTTTCAGGCGTCATTTGGTTCTTTTCCAGATCACCTACTTTTTGCTCCAGAGCTGTTTTTTCGGCATGTAACTGATCTACAACCGCTTGAATGGCACCTAGTTCATCACCGATAGAAAATTGCTTATCACCAACTTTAAGTTTTGCAGCCTTCAAGTTTTCCAGCTGCTCTTGTTGCTGCTTTAATGCATCGGCCAGAGGCGTGTTATCGCCGATGTTAAAACGGATACCGTTTACAATTACTTCCATTGTTTTATTCCCCTTTGGTGGAGTTTGCTGTTTGTCACCGATGCGGCAATCACCACCACAACGGCCATATTTAACGAGTGCTACGTGATTGCCAATAAAATTGGTAAATTTGGCTTGATACGGCGTGCCATCTGGCGCAGTACCCTGCTCAACGATTAATAAGGCTCCATAGCCAAGCGACATTTCTAGCCGTTCGTTGCTTTGGATCAAATCAATGCTGATCTTGTCTTTAATGAGCAAATCACCCACCAGATAATCGCCTTCCTGTCGAACGTTCTCACAATAGCCAATGTGATAATCCTTCCAGTTAGATGCGTTAATTTCATTCTTAGGTGGGTGATAGTCTGTAGCGTCTACACCATTGAAGCTTTGAATAGCCACAGGCTTGAAAAGCTCTTCTGCAGGCGTGTAGACATTAATGATTTGATCTGCTGTATAACCTTCCAGTGAAGGAAACTCATACGCATAGTACTGACGTACTTGAGGCGCTTTAGCTAAACGAACATTGACGCATTTCAGATACCCCTCTTTGGTAAATGAGCGTGTCGATTCGCTTGGCGCAAAGTCACCAATTTTGAATTGGTAAATGGTTTTCATAAATTGCGCTCAATAAAAAACCCACCAAATGGTGGGTTTAAATATTTTTTAAATGGTTACTTATCTTTGGCTAGGAGTCTTTTCAAAAAAATGACCATCTATAAGTTGACTTAAATCTATTGAAGTACTAATAACACTCCAATCTATCGTATTAAGAAATAAAACAATCCAAGTTATCATTAAAACAAGCCCGCTTCTGATAGGTACTCGACTAACAGAGTATTTTCTTAGTATCAGCATATTGATTATTGAGTCGATAAAACCCGAATGTTTATTAATCTTGGCTATTACTTTATTACTTTGCTCCTTATGATTTCCTTCATGATCAAGGTCGAAGAGAGAAATAAAATTATCAGCTCCAATGGCACTTTTTAATTGATCTTCAATTTCACTAGTTTTCAGTTCCCACCATTCTTGCCAATATTTAGCGCCTGCTGCTACCCCAATTTGATGCCACGAAATAAATATTCCAGCGAAACAAATTACAAATTCAACAAAGGGTTTGCTAGCTTGATTACTAAAAACCGCAGCAAGTAATACACCTTGAAATAACATAAAAAAATTATTTCTATTAATTAGCTGATGGATTTCAAAATTTCTTGTATCAATTGCTAGTTTGTATACAGCTTTGAGTTCGGAATATTTCTCATTAGTTTCTTTTTTATCTTCAGTCATAATAACTAAACTCTTAATTAACTAAATAAATCATATAGATAATTTTAAATATTACAACTAAATCAAGATATCCTCATAATTAGGCAATGCCGTGCAACGACATCGGATAGGCTGACCGGGATGTCCACCGTCTGGCGGTGAATCCCATCTAAATGTCTTGCCCTGTTTATGTTGATGATCTGGCCTTACACGCTCATCTTTCGCCGTTTGCCATGTGTATGTCTCGACACCCATCGAAAGCTGTCTAGCACGGTTAATTTGGCCGTTAATCTTGCCCATCTGGTCACTAGCAATAAGACGTGCACGATAATCAGTAGATAACCCTAATTGCTTAATAGCTTTGGCCAACTCTTCATTGGTTTGTCCAGTCTGCAAAGCATTAGTAATTAGTACCTCAAGCTTATCGGCGTATTGCTGCGGAATAGACTTAATCAAACTGACATTAACCGTAATGTTTAGATCTACCTCATCCTGAATATCAGCAGCTCGATAGAATGGCGTAAGATCCACACCAATAATTGTTTTGGTGTGCTCTGCAATTTGCTTGTCCACTTCCTTTTGGGTGTCAGTCACAACCTTTGTGGCCAACGGTCGAGAAATCTCAACAACATACTTTGTGAGCTTTTCCCTAAAGGCCGTCATCATGTCCGAGAACCATGCATCTCCGATGTTCTGGCCTACTGTAGGAATAACTAATTCCTTAGTTTGTTCCTGACAATATTTTGAGATAGCCAGTAATTGCCGTGTGTAATAAAGCTCTACACGGCGGTTTACGTGCACGGCTCTCGGCTTAGAAGCTTTACAACCTTTTTTACGTTTCTTCGCCTGCTGGAGGTGGGGTTTCAGGATCTGAATTATCGTTGTCATTAAGCTTCACCATTGTCTCAAGCTCTTTGATATGTTTTTCATCAATCACTGAATAAACACCATCAATAACAAGCTGTTTTGCTATCTGTGGCTCTGTGATGATGCCCATTTCTAAATACTTGGAATCCCGTTCAGCGTTAGCTTTCTCAACTTCAGAGCGGACCTTAGCGTCTAATTGCCATAGAGGATTGAACACAACATCTAAGCTTGGAATCTGACGACCAAATGTGGCTTGAACAATTACTCTTAAAAGCTTCATCATGAATGGCTTTAAGGACCATATTTGCTTAGTTGCAATACTGTCGTAATAGTTCCGTGTGTCATGCTCGCCTGTTGCATTCATCCCTGCAGGTGATTGACCGAATAAAATCGTATATGGCATATCAGCTGCACCAGCAGTTTGAATCGAATACTCACGCATGAGATCAGGCAGACCGCCAAAGCTATAAGATTTAGAGTCATACTCCTCCTCTTTATCCAAGACGATCATGCCATTCAAGCCCTTAAGCAATCCGACACTAAGAAAACGTTCAGCTACGGATTTCATATCCTCTTTGATCTTATCGACCAAGTTAGGTGTTCTAATCACGTCAATTTTTGATTCATGGACCAGACTAGCAGTGGCTTTCTTTACGGCAGCATGATCAAGTAGATCCTCATAAACTTCCTGTAAGACACTTACAGGCTCTTCATTGACCACATCTGCATGACCAAATTTAATTAAGCGGGTGTGGTGGATCCGTTGGTTAGATTTACCATCAAGCTTTAGCTTGTAAAATTCAGGCTGCTTTAAAACGCCACCTGCCTCCTTAGGCGATAAATATTTACTGGTATCAGCTTCAATGTGCTTTTTCTTAAGCACCGTGAAAAACTCTAAACGACCAATACCTAACTTGTTTAAATCAAACGGTTGATCTAAGTTGCCGCCGTCCACTGTTCCTAGAAGCACATAGCAAACACCATATAAGCGAGAAAGTACTAAACTAGATAAGAGCACCCCATCTAAGTTAAATGCCTTACACGCCTCTTTAAGCTTCAATAAATCGTTGTCTTGTATCCCTTCATAGAACCAACCAGCTCGGAGCATGTCACTTGCTGGACGGTTTACGATGCGCTTAGCCAACCAGTGTTGATACACGGCTTCTAATTGCTCATCAGGAATTACTTTCTTAACGAAAGAACCGTGTGAAGCTTTGTCACGTTCGGTACCAATATTTGAGACAAAGTTTGTATATGCCCCTGCATCGCCAATTGCATCGGGCTTTTTAGTTTCAGCCATAATTTCCTCTAATCAAATACAGTTGGCTTTTTGGCTAATGAATCATTAATTGCATCAATGGTCGGGTCCCACTGGTCGTCATGATCATGTGACCAATCAGCAGTAAGGCCTTCAATCTCTTCAATGTAATTCAATAGCCACGGTGCATTAGCTGGCAACCAAACACGGCGTTCTTCAACATAAAGAATGACATCCATAGTCCTTGATAGCTTGTCAGTACTTCGCTGAATCGCACGTATTGGTAAAGTGGTCTGCTTAGATATGGACTGAATTAAACCGGTACCACTCGCCTTATCCTCTACAGCCATATAACGAAGCTTGCCGATCTTTGTGTTACTGTCCTTATGTTTATTGATAAAAGCTTTTGCTTCTTTCAATAGCTCGGGTGCTTCCCATTTGCCACGCTTCACGTCAATGATATAAAGGTTATTGTCATAGCCAAGTCCTGCACATAAGAACACTGAAAAGTCATTATGCTCTTTAGTCTTCTGAGCCGTGTCGGCCCATATTGCACGCCATTTAAGAACAGGTAGCTCTAGATAACGTGGGAACCATTCAGCCTTAACCAGATCACCACCCAGCTTTTTAGGGTTTTGCATGTATTGGCTTGCAAATGTGTAGCGTGACACTGTGGCGCCGTCTTTATCTTCCCCGCCATTCTCCAGCTGCAGCAATGAAAGTAAAGATTCTTTTAATGGCCAATAGCTTTGACGGCCTTTCTCATCACGTTCAACATCACGTGGAATTTTGCGCTGTATGTGCTCTGGTAGCTTACTGATGTACTCATCATCAATAAGTGCGGGAATACTGATTTGTTCCCACTCACCAGGTACATTACCTGTCATCACAAAGTTAGTCGGATCTTCAACGTGCAAACGCTGCATGATCAGAATAATTGGCGTATCAGATTTAGCTTTACGCGAGTTGACCGTATTTAGGATCTTACGGTTAGCTTTACGTCTAGCGGTCTGGCTAAATGCATCCTCAGGCTTTAATGGGTCAT